CCTAACCAAGTCTTTTAATTCTTGGTACATATCTGGTTTGTTGTACTTCAAGTCCCTCATCCATTGCGCATCTTTTAACGCCGGTTTCAACTCATCCCATAATTCTTTTTTCTTGGTTGGCATGTACATGACTGCAAAGCGGTACCGGTCTTCTTTGCGCTTCTCTGCTTTCCATTCCTGATGCAGCCTTTCTTTTTGCAATCGCAACTCAATGCTGGTTTTGTATTCTTCAGGCCGCGCCAAATGCTGCAAACCCCTGTCCGGGTGATTGAGCGATCTCATTCCTTTTAATTGCATCTGACGTACCCGCTCCTGAGTCACGTTCAAGGCACGACCCACTTCTTCCAAGGTGTAGTCCGTGTTCATGCCAACACCAAACCTCATGCGCAAAACTTTGGCGTAACGTGGATTTAAATTTTGCAAAGCTTCTTCCAAAAGCTGAGCCATTTCTTTTTTAAACATCTCTTCTTCTGGGCAAATCTCTTCTGCCAATTCCGGAAGAGAACACGGCAAAGCAGGCATGTCCTCGTCCCGGCGATAGCCATAGTAGTAGTAGGCATGTCGCAACTCACTGTCGGCCTGGGTAAAAGTACCGTAAGGAACGGTATGCCCATCACTTGTTTGGCCTCGTTTAGGCATAAAAACTTTCTTTTGGTTGTTGCTTGCAAAATATAACGCTACCTGCCAGCAAGATAGTTGATCTACCTGTTGACATGGCTGTAGTTTACTGTAGAATACTATCGGTCGTCAACACATTTTTAAAGAAAGTTTGAGATGGATGAAGCAAGACAAAAATTTGAGGCCTTGATTGAGGCCAAAGGCAGGGACGCACCTTTGTGGAGCGGAACTCGGTACACAAATGACAACATTCAAACCTACTGGCGCTGGTTTTACCTGGGCTGGACAATGACAAAAGGAAACACATGAAAGCAATGAATCTTGCAGCCTTGGTGCTTGACCTGCGGCTGCAGTCTCGCGTTGAAATTAACGAAGACATCGTGGCGGAATACGCTGCTGACATTGAAGCTGGCGACTTATTCCCACCGGTAACCGTGTTTTTTGATAGCACGCATTTTTATCTGGCTGATGGCTACCACCGATATTACGGACACAAGCGCGCAGGCAAAGTAAGCATCCAGTGTGAAATTATCAACGGCACCATCCGCGATGCGATCTACTATTCAACAGCGGTCAATGCCAAGCACGGTATGCGCAGGTCATATGCCGACCGTCGCAAGGCGGTGATGACATTGCTTGAAGATTTTGAGTGGCATCAAAAAACCAATACCGAAATTGCAAATCATTGTGGTGTGTCGGTTTCTTTTGTTTCAAACTTGCGCAACAGTAGCGGCAAAATGCCTGATGAGGTCCAGTACACCACTCCAAGCGGAGAGAAAAAGACACGCAAGAAAAACAGCGGTCGTCCAGCCAAAACTAAAAAAGAGCCGCCAGTCCAGCAAGAAGAGCCAGCCACACCCGCCCCTAATTTCAAGGCGCACGAAGAGCTAATCGAAACCCTGACCAAAGAAAACGCAGAGTTAACGCAACGCTTTGCAGTTTCTGTTATGGAGGCTACTGAAGAGGAAAAACAATCAGCCAATGAGTTGATTGCCGACCTGACAGAGAAGCTGCGCATTGCTGAGATTGAGATCATCTCCCTCAAAGGTAGCCGTGATCGCTTTCAAAACGAATGCGCGCAACTCAAGAAGCAGGTTGCCGCACAGCAACGCCAACTCAAAAAGTACGAAGAATAATCCATTGCCCAAGCCGGTGGGCATGTGTACCGGCAGGAGAATTTTATGCCTTTAGAGCTTCGCGAATATCAAAAAGAAACCCTTGATGCCCTTCGTAAAGGATTTGCCGATGGACATAACGTGCAAATCCTTTATTCGCCTACGGGCGGGGGAAAAACTGAAATGGCAATTGCCTTGTTGGAGGCCACCAAGAAAAAAGGAAATAGATCTGCAATGATTCTTGATCGGATAATTTTGACAGATCAAACTAGCCAGCGGCTCGATAAATACAACATTGATCATGGCGTTTTGATGTCTCAGCATTGGCGCTATCGCCCTTATGAGCACATCCAAGTTTGTTCGGCGCAGACCATTGAGGCGCGAGGCAGCTTCCCTGGATTGAATTTAATGATCGTAGATGAGTGCCACACAAAGCGGCAGCAAACGATTGAGTTTATAAAAAACAACCCAGACATCAAAGTGATTGGCCTGTCCGCCACGCCTTTTACTAAGGGACTTGGCGATACTTACACAAACGTGGTCAGCACAGTTACAACAAAGCAGCTTGTAGATCAAAAAGTTTTGGCACCTTTGCGCGTTTTTATTTCCAAAGAAATTGACATGACCGGAGCCAAAAAACTTAACACCGGAGAGTGGACGGCAAAAGAATCTGAAAAGCGCGGGATGCAAATAACTGGCGATATTGTTTCCGAGTGGATTAAAAAGACGCACGAGATATTTGGCAAGCCAGTCAAGACCATTGTGTTTTGCGCCGGGGTTGCTCATGGTGCCGATCTTGCAAAAAAGTTTAACGAAGAGGGCTACAACTTTATTAGCATCAGCTACAAGGAAGACGGCACTTTTAAACAAGAAGTAATTGAGGATTTTGCAAAACCAGATACTGAAATTCATGGGTTAATTGCCACTGATATTTTGACCAAAGGTTTTGATGTGCCAGATGTAATGATCGGTGTGTCGGCGCGTCCATTTAGCAAATCTTTGTCCTCACATATTCAGCAGATGGGGCGCGTAATGCGCAGCCACTCAAGTAAGCAGTATGCGGTTTGGCTTGATCATTCCGGCAATTATTTGCGTTTTCAGGAAGAGTGGGAAGATGTTTACAACAACGGAGTAAGCGAGCTAGATGACACTCGCGAGAAGGTAAAAAAAGAAAAAGAGATAAAAGAAAAAGAGGCGGCAAAATGTCCAATGTGCAGTGCATTTTGGCCCAGCAATTCCGATGTCTGCATCAATTGCGGCCACGTAAGAGAGCGCAAAAACAAAGTTTTTGAAGTTGCCGGAGAAATGGAGGAGCTGGCACCCAGCGCAAGCCGGGACGAAAAACAAGAATGGTGGGGAATGTGCTACCACATGGTTGAGTACAGAGGATGGAATCCCGGAAGAGCAGCCCACACTTACAAAGAAAAATTTGGAGTATGGCCCAAAGGTCTTGCTGACACACCTGTCGAACCCTCGAAAGCGTTTGACAAAGCGGTCAAGGAATCGCTGAAGGCTTATCTTAAAAGCAAGAGAGCTGCATAATGGAATTTATATCATTTGCAAGGCTGCACGGTATTCTCATCGACCATGAGCCACGTATCGGCTTGTGGCGGCGCTACGCTACTGAGGATAAGCCAGCTCACAAAAATGGCGCAGTAAAGTTCATGGGTGATCACGCGTTCATTCAAAACCACGCCACCATGACAGAGATTGTTGTCTGGAAGGCCGATGCTGATGCCAAGATTGACCACGAGAAGATCAAACGCATTGCGCAACAGGCCGATCAAGACATAAAACGCAAACAGATTGAGGCATCAAAGACTGCAGCATGGATGCTCAATTCAAGCCAGATTGCAAAACACCCATACCTTTCCGCTAAGGGATTTCCTGATGAGCAGGGAAACATTTACGTAAAGGATGGGGTTCTTTTAATGTTGATTCCCATGAGAGTCGGCGCAAATCTGGTCGGCGTTCAAATTATTGAGCCCGAAGGTAAAAAGAAGTTTTTATTTGGCCAGCGAACCAGCAATGCGGAATTTGTTTTTAACAATAAAGGCCCGCATATTCTTTGTGAAGGGTATGCCACTGCATTATCTTTGCGAATGGCTATGGCTGTGCTCAAGCGCCGGTATACACTTCACGTATGCTTCTCCGCAGGGAATATGGAAAAAATCGCATCTACTCTGCAAGGGGGTTTTGTGGTAGCCGATAACGATTTGAGCCACACCGGGTTAAATACGGCCAAAAAAATAGGGTGGCCATATTTCATGCCACCCTACGCAGGTCAGGATTTTAACGATTATGTGATCAATGTTGGATTATTCCGGGCCAGTCAAGCGCTGGCCAAGTCGTTGCCTTCAAGGCCGCCACCATAAAATATCGCAGGCCGCGATAATAAGGCACAGCAAAAAAACAATGCGCTCAAATTTTTCCCACGGGGTAGAGTTCATTGGGGCACCTTATCGGTTATCAATTGCTTCAAGGCATTCACGGGCGCAGTTTTTCCAAACGTCTTGTGAGATAAAGGTTTGCCCTTTCCACGGCTCAGCGTCGCGCGCCCTTTCCGCATAATCGCGAATTGCTTCAATTACAAAAGCCTGGATCAATGCGCCCTGGCCTGATTTTGTCATTAGGTCATGAATAAATTGCGTGTTCGTTTTGTGTTTAATTTGCATGATTTTTTCCTGGTTTGGTTTGTCTGGCCTCTCTGCGCCCGGTGTCAACTAAGGCGCGCGCATCGGCATGGTCCCTGAGTTGTTCTGATTCAAGCATTACCCGGATATGTTGCGACGCTGCAGCGCATTGGCTGGGGGACCGGGCGCGCTCGTATTTAAAACCTGCGTTTATGTAATCGGCTTCTGTATGTTTCATTTTTTTGCCTCTGGGCAGTCTGGGTTGTGACAATCGTCGTGTTCGTCTAGGTCATGGCCGCAATAAATGCAGGGGACCGGGTCCGGCTCGGGCTCGTCTAGTTCGGCCTGGTAGCGGGCCAATTGGCCCCTTAAATAGCTGTCCAGTCCTTTCATGCTGTCTGCTCCTGAAAAATTGGAATCACGCGGCGCGCTTTACGGTCGGTTTCTCGCGCTTTGGTCCCGTGGGCACGGAACCCGATAATCTGGCGACGGTCTGCTTTTTGGCACATGCCGCACAATGCACAAGTCATGTAATCCACAGTCTGCGCAGGACAAACCAAAATCGGGCGGCCTTCTGGCGTGGTGGTGTGTTTTGGTGTGTCAATCGGGACAATGCAAACCACCGGCAAACCGTGGGCGGCCAGTGTATCGGCCTCTCCTGCGTCGTCCGCGCTCAAGTTGACCGTAAAATTCCAGTCCGTGGCATGACGCGCCCACTTAATCGCGTCGGCGCTTTTTTTGTGGGTGTATGTAAACCCCTTGCGCCCACGATTAGCGGCCACGATTTGGCCGAGTTCTACAGCGTTCACGGTTTCGCCTTCGCCGGGTAAGTCACCGGCCACGTTGTGCCGCCATAACTGGCCCGGCTGCATCGCCTCAATAAAGCGCAACAGCGCGGCCAGTTCTACCCCTCGCGCAGGGATTTTGTCCCACGTCATACGAGTGTGAAACCCTTCGGCATAACAATCACTCAAATAGTGGGGGCACGATGGTGGGCATGTTTCCCGTTGTGAATAAGTAACCGGAATCGGTCCGGTTTTGATATTGCTTGATTTTTTAACGGCTTGATATTTCATGGTTTTTTCTCCTTTAGTGGGTTTTGCGCGCGGTGACACTCATGCGCATGGTTTCTTTGGTGGTGGTCGTATGCGCCTGGATTAGCTGGCGCGACGGATTAAGACGTTGAGCAATCCCTGGCCAGTCAATAACGGTCCGGCCTGCGCATTGCGCAAAACTTACGCGATACAGTTGGCCGTCTATTTTCGGCAAACCGGCGGCCTCTAGTTCGGCGCGCAACTTGTCCGCGTCGTCCTGCAGGGCTGCGATTTGCGCGCGCAGCAGGCCCAATTGGTCGGCCTTACCGCTAAGGGTATCGGTAAGGTCCCCGCTCACGTTGTAACGCAGTGGAAAGCCTTTGAGAATCTCATTGGCAAAGTCGGCAAAATTTTCGGGTTTCATGGTGGTTTCTCCTTCGGGACAATTTCCCCCAAAACCCTGGCGCGCAGGGTTTCACGCGACACTGTCAAAAACCGCCTGCGTAATCCTCTAGTTCGCTCACCAACCCATCAAAATCTTCATTGGGACCTAGTAGGTCGGCCAGCGTATAAACGGCCTCACGTGGGTATTCTTCGCATAAGCTTTCCAAGTATTCTTCGCGGTCGGTAAACCCGTTGTTTTTGTAAGCATTCATTTTTTAATCTCCAATGGTGACTGGCTCTAGCCGTGAGGCCTCAGTGAATAATTGATCCGGGGTGTAAATTTTCTTTATGCGTTTACCGGATCCAAACGCGTGGGTTACCGTATATTTTCCGTCCCTGCGTTTGCCGGTGATTGTCATAACGTGGCCGGATAATCGGCCGTCGGCCTCAGTTGTGAATTTTCCGTATGTCTGTTTAAAAATTACAATGCTCATGGTTAGGCCTCTGTGGTGGTGGTTTCGATAATTGGGCAGGCGCGTTCAAATAATCCTCTAAACGCGTTAATTAATATTTCCCGGTTCTGGGTGTCTGCAACAAAGTAAGCTTCGCCAATGGCTGCAGCAAATGAACCCATGAAGCGCATGGTCCTGGCGGCCTGATAAAGTTCTGATTCATTCATGGTGGTTTCTCCTGTGGTTTTAGGCTGCAGCAGTTGCTGCGTAAGCCTCGCGGCTTTCGGATATTGGGCGCGCCAATTTCAACGCGCCCTCAAGCGTTGTCGATGACGTAAGAATCTCAAGGGTTTGCGCGTTTTTCACTGTGAATTTGCGGACTCGCTCCTTGTATGTCCAACGACTTGGATTGATACCGTTGTCGTAATCAACATAAACGCTGACGCGGCGAATGTGCCGATCTCTGCAAAACGACAGCCAAGGTTTAACCAGTTGCTGCTGGTCTGCGGTAATCGCTTCAGCTTTTTGCGCTGCGCGGGTGGAAATGATAATCATGGTGGTTTCTCCTGTTAATTTAATCAATTGCATAACTCACGTCGTAACCCTTAGCTTTTAAGGCCTGGATAACTTCGCCGGGTAACTCATAAACCCCGTCGTAATCAATTAATTGATTGTCATCGTTAAACCATAGGCCCCCAGCGTAGCTATCGCCACGCGTGTGATGCTCAAAATAACCGTGCTCTCCGGTGATTTCAATTTCAAAATGCTCTGTATTGATGTTCATGGTTAGCTCTCCTGGTGGTGCTGTCTGTTATGTTGCGTAGAACCTAACTGCTAGGCCTACACATATATAGCATAATAGAATCGTGCCAACTCTCGTAAGTTGTTGATTTATATAGGGGTGAAAAAACCCTAACATGGTTAACCCTGCGAACAATAGTGTTAATTTATGGTTTTGCCGGCGCGTGGGCAATTTCCCTGGTAGCGTGGTCCTGGTGGTCGGCTGCAGCCGGGTAATGGCGAAGCCTTGCAGTGCTTTAGTTGTTCCGTCATAATCGCACCATGAACCCAATAAACAAAACCCCAAAGAAACTAACCCGTAAGCAAATAATTGAGGGATTAGATACGATGCCCATTTCCGGATTATTAACGGGTAACAAACGCGGATTAACTGCAAAGCAAAAAGCATTTGCGCGCGACGTGGCGATGGGAGCCACTAAGGCGGACGCATATAGGCGCAGCTATAACGTGACCAGTAAAGCGACAATGACGCACGCGCCTTATGTCCTGGCCGGTGACAATAGAGTGAAACTGGAAATAGAGGCCATTAAACGGGCGCAGGAGGCTGAGCACATTAAAAACCCGGCGGCACTTAGATCTCTGGTGATCAATACCCTGGTAGAACTCGCAACTAACCCCGAGACTAAAGACGCTATCCGGCTGCAGGCCGTAAAGGTTTTGGGCGGGGTAACTGAAGTAGCGGCATTTACAGAGCGCAAGGAGACGCGAGTTATTACATCGAGTAATGATGCGCGCGCGGAAATAATAAAAGAATTGCGCGCGCTGTCGAATGCGCAGGCAATTGACGTGGAAACCGAGGCCGAGACGCTGCTGTGGGAGCTAAATGCCGTGCGCGAGCATGACGTGACCCACCCTACCCCGACCCCCACTTGTGACGTTAACGAGCCCTCAATTTCTAAACATACTATCCCGCTTGAACAACCCCATACAATTTCCGAATCCTCTCCGCTAACACCACCCCGCCCTTTTAGAGAAGACCCCCCGGTAGTCAATTTAGTAAAATAGGGGTGGGGGTGCCTATTTTTTAAGCACAAAATTTTGGACAAAATATGGATACTACAGAAGTACAGTTAAACAGTGAATTGAGTACCTTTACCAGACCGCTATTTACACAAATAAATAGCCGATCAAAAGTTATCCACAGGGTAATGAGGCAGAAGAGGTCTGACCTAACAGAGATAAAGTGCATGGAGATGAATATGAGCCCAGCCCAGAAAGAAGTGTTTTTGGTGATTGACGAGTGGTGGAAGAAGTATGGGTACAGCCCATCTATCAGGGATATAGCTTATGTAAGGGGTAAGATGGGGTTAGGTAACACAAAGAAGATTGTGGACAGACTGGTGTTGCTTGGCGTGATTAAGAAGGTGGATGGTATGGGTAGGACCATCCGTCCTGTGTACATTAACTTTCGCAACTTGGAGTGACTATGCAATTTCGTAAAAAACCCGTGGTCATTGAGGCCACCCAATGGTTCAAGATAGGCGACCATCCAAGCGTGATCCGATACACGAAAGATGAACGAGGGTGGATCGACACGCTTGAGGGTGGCCACATTGTCACCCCCGGCGACTGGATCATCACTGGCGTTAAGGGTGAGCACTACCCTTGCAAGCCCGACATCTTTGAAATGACGTATGAAGCCATGCCTACGGATGAGGACTACATGGCTGCTCTTGGACCGTGTGGTAAGTGATGTTTGATTTAACGGACGAGCAGATCAAAGCGTTGCCAGACGACAAGTTTGAGGCGCTGCTGAGAAAGATGAATGGGTACAAGGCTTCTCTTGAGCGGGAGCAGTGCCAGGATTCATTCATGGCTTACGTAAAAAAAATGTGGCCTGGGTTTATTCATGGGCGGCATCATGCTGTGCTGGCTAAGAAGTTTGAAGACATTGCCAGTGGAAAAATTAAACGCTTGGCCATTTCTTTACCTCCCCGGCATACGAAGTCTGAGTTTGGCTCATTCTTGTTTCCGAGTTGGTTCCTTGGGAAATACCCTAATAAGAAGGTGATGCAAGCTTCTAACACTGGTGAACTTGCCGTTGGTTTTGGCCGTAAGGTGCGTAACTTGGTGATGGGCGATCAGTATGCGGAAGTGTTTCCCGATGTGACTTTGAGGCAAGACAGTAAAGCTGCTGGCCGCTGGAGTACGAATAAAGATGGGGAATATTTTGCTATCGGTGTGGGCGGTACCATGACTGGCCGTGGTGCCGACTTGGTGATTATTGATGATCCTCACACTGAACAAGAAGCCGCTTTGGCTGCGCACGATCCAAGTGTGTACGATAAGTCGTACGAGTGGTATACGTCTGGCCCGCGTCAGCGACTTCAGCCTAACGGGGCAATTATTATTATTGCTACCCGGTGGTCTGAAAGGGATTTGATTGGCCGGGTAATTCATGACTCAATGGAGCGAGGAAAACCGGATGAGTGGGATGTGGTTGAGTTGCCCGCAATCATGCCGAGTGGTAATTCCTTGTGGCCTGAGTTTTGGCCGTTGGATCAACTCGAAGCACTAAAAGAGGAACTGTCTCCGGCAAAATGGAATGCTCAGTATCAGCAGCAACCCACTGGCGAAGAGGGCGCTATTGTTAAACGCGAATGGTGGAGAATCTGGACAAAAGAAGATCCACCAAGGTGTGAGTTTATTATTCAATCTTGGGATACCGCGTTTACAAAAAGTGAGAGGTCGGACTTTTCGGCTTGTACCACCTGGGGCATTTTTCATTTAAACGAAGATCCAAACGACGCAAATATTATTTTGCTTGATTCATTTCAAAAGCGCATGGAGTTTCCTGAGCTTAAAGAAAAAGCAAAAGCTCATTACATGGACTGGGAGCCGGACGCATGTATTATTGAAGCCAAGGCCGCTGGAGCCCCGCTTGTTTTTGAAATGCGCCAAGCTGGAATACCAGTAAGTGAGTACACTCCGACAAGGGGAACTCGCCAGCAATCTAACGATAAAATTGCCCGACTAAATTCCGTATCTGATTTATTTAATTCTGGAAAAGTGTGGGCACCAGATACTCGTTGGGCGCGCGAGGTAATTGATCAAATGGCCGCATTTCCTAATGCTGCGCACGATGACTTGGTGGACACCACTGTGCAAGCACTGCTTAGGTTTAGACAAGGCGGCTTTGTAAGATTAGAATCCGATGAACGCGACGAAGTAAAAGCTTTTCGTCGTAAGACTATTTACTATTAAGGCACATTATGAGCATTGCACAATCACTTTATCAAGCACCAGCAGGTTTGGATAGTCTTTTGGCGGGGGATGACGGCGAAGATATTCAAGTTGAAATTGAAAACCCCGATGATGTAAGCGTCGGCATTGATGGGGTTGAGATTGATTTGATGCCGCAAGATGATGAGTTTGATGAAGACTTTGATGCCAACTTGGCCGAGATAATGCCTGACTCGGAATTGCAAAAAGTTGCAAGTGACATTATTGAAATGGTTGATGCGGATATTAATAGCCGCAAAGATTGGGTAGAGATGTATGTCAAGGGCTTGGAAGTTCTTGGCATGAAATATGAAGAGCGAACCGAACCTTGGACTGGCGCTTGCGGTGTTTACTCAACAATTTTGACCGAGGCGGCCATCAGGTTTCAAAGCGAAACTATTTTGGAAACATTTCCCGCTGCCGGCCCAGTAAAAACTGAGATTATTGGAGCTATTGACAAGCTCAAAGAAGAGGCCGCCGAGCGAGTTCGTGATGACATGAACTTTCAATTGACCGAGGCAATGCCGGAATACCGTCCAGAGCACGAAAGATTGTTGTATTCGCTTGGTTTGTCTGGTGCCGCATTCAAAAAAGTCTATTTTGACCCAGGTTTTGACCGGCAAATGGCTACATTTATCCCGGCAGAAGACATTATTATTCCTTACGGCGCTTCAAATTTGTTCAATGCCGAGCGTGTTACTCACGTGATGCGCAAAACAAAAAATGAAATTCGTAAATTACAGGTTTCCGGGTTTTACTGTGACATTGATTTGAATGATCCGGTCACTATCCACACGGATGTGGAGAAGAAAAAAGCAGAAGACCAGGGTTACAGCCTAACTGATGATGATCGATACCAAATTTTAGAGGTTCATATTGATTATGAACTGCCGGGGTATGAGGATGAAGACGAAATTGCCCTGCCTTACGTTATTACCATTGATCGCGGCACATCAAATGTGCTGGCAATACGCAGAAACTGGGAAGAGTCTGATAAACGTAAAGTAAAACGCGAGCATTTTGTCCAATATACGTACATTCCTGGCTTTGGCGCGTATGGTTTGGGTTTAATTCACCTAATTGGTGGTTATGCGCGCGCGGGAACCAGCATTATTCGCCAATTGGTAGATGCTGGCACACTTTCTAACCTGCCCGGAGGTTTAAAAGCCAGAGGTATGCGAGTAAAAGGCGACGATACGCCAATTGCTCCGGGAGAATTTAGAGATGTTGACGTTCCATCAGGGACTGTGCGCGACAACATCATGATGCTGCCATACAAAGAGCCAAGTCAAGTATTGGCTGGGTTGCTTGATCGCATTACTGAAGAGGGTCGCCGTCTTGGCTCAATTGCTGACATGAATATCAGCGATATGAGCGCAAATTCACCAGTTGGCACAACTCTTGCCATACTTGAGCGCCAGCTTAAAACAATGAGCGCTGTTCAAGCTCGTGTTCACTACAGCATGAAGCAAGAGTTTCAACTTTTGCGGGACATTATTCGCGACAACACGCCAGACACGTACAGCTTTGACCCAATCAGCGGTGATCGCAAAGCCAAAAGAGCTGACTATGACATGGTATCTGTCATTCCAGTATCGGACCCTAACAGCTCGACAATGGCCCAGCGGATCATGCAGTACCAAGCTGTTATTCAGTTGGCCCAAGGCGCGCCACAAATTTATGACTTGCCGCAATTGCATCGCCAAATGATTGAGGTGCTGGGAATCAAGAATGCAGACAAATTGGTTCCGTTGCCAGAAGATCAAAAGCCGCGCGACCCTGTGTCGGAGAACATGAGCTTCTTGACCGGCAAGCCGACCAAAGCATTTATTTACCAAGACCACGACGCACACATTGCAGTCCATGTAAGCATGATGCAGGACCCCGTTGTGATGGGCCAGCTTGGCCAAAACCCAATGGCACAACAAATGCAAGCGGCCATCATGGCGCACGTTGCAGAGCACGTTGCGTTCCAGTACCGAACCAAACTGCAGGAACAACTGGGCGCTACGTTACCAGAACCTAACGCAGAAATTCCCAAAGAGATGGAAGTTCATATTTCCAAATTGGTGGCTCAAGCTGCAACTCAACTGCTTCAGATGGACAAAGCTAAAGCTGCCCAGGCACAGGCAGCACAGCAAGCCCAAGATCCAATCATGCAGATGCAGATGCAAGAGCTGCAAATTAAAAAGCAAGATTCTGATATCAAGGCTAAAAAAGTTGAAGGCGAATTGCTTCTCAAGCAAGCTGAGATTGAACTCAAGGCTCAAGCCCAGGGAGGCCAAAATCCTGACCCAGTGTTGTTGGCTGAACAACACCGTCAAGAGATGCAGCAACAAGCCGAGCGTCATGCACAAGAAATGATGGCCGCGCATCAACAGCAGCAAATGGCGCAACAGCAGGGCCAACAAAACATAGCAATGCAGCAGCAAGTTCACCAGCAGAAGTTGGCTCATGGCGGGCAAATCCACGGCCAAAAATTACATCAAACAGATATAGCTCATCACCAAAAGATGACTCACGCTGAGATGCATGCTGAGATGGCTGCGCAAGCTCGCAAAAAACAATCAAAGGATAAAAAATGAACACCAAAATTTTTGATATTTTGCAAGGCAAATTAGAAGAAGAAATTCAAAGTATCAGTCAAGTTTTGTGTGATGGTGGAGCTAAATCCTACGATCACTACAAAGAGTTGAGCGGAGTTATCCGGGGTCTGCGAACCGCTCAACGTGAAATCGCTGACCTCGTGCGCAAATTGAAAGAGTATGAAGATGACTGAATTTGATATTAAAGCCGTGGATCTGTCTGGCATTCTCAACAAACCTGTTGAAGAAAAAGCCAAACAAATTCCCGATCCAGCAACTCACCACCTTATGTGTATGCTGCCAAAAGCAGAAGAGGCAATTGGTGATGAAAAGTTAATTTATAAAACAGCAAAGATGATGGAA